AACGTTTCGCTCATAGTTACCTCCAGATAATAAAAAAGGGCTACGCCGTAGCGTAGCCCTGGGTTTGAGTGAGGGGCCTATTGAAGTTCATCCTCGGCTTCGACTTCGTCTTCGCCTTCGTCAGACTCTTCTTCCTCCTCGTCGGGGACATCAACGTCATCGACGTCTTCATCAGGGGCCTCTTCATAAGCAGCTTCAGCTTTCCCCAATTCGATTTCAGCGATCTCGAATTCAGCTTCCGCTTTGATGAACTTCAGTTCACACAGGCGGTCATCGGGGTTGGCCTCAAAACGCTTTTGAGCGTTGTCATAAGCAGTCGCTGCACGACCAGACCGCTTGCGGGCTTTTTCAACACGCTCTTCGGGAGTAAGCGATTTGCTGCTGCCACCGCCGGCTGAACGATGTGCTTCCCATTCATCTGAGGAAACGATCTTCCACGTTCCATCTTCCTGTTTCATTGGGCAGTGACCCATCATACGCAGGTAAGTAAACTGGGAAGCTAGGCCTTTCTCAGTCGTTCCGGTTAATTCCAGTAAGGACTCTTTTGTTGCTCCGCCCTCTTCAATTGCCTTTTTGATGATGTCTCTCATCGCCATGGTAAAATCTCCTTTGTTAAGAGTTTTGGTGTTATTGTGATTGCCCTATGCAATCATCATTTTAAATATAGCACAGTTTACACAAAATGTAAATGCGCAGCACAAGAAATTACTCAAGTTTATCTGGAGCCTGGTAATCCGCAAAAACATCAATGGCTGTTTGTTCAGCTTGGATTGCGGGACGTTTATCAGACTCACCAACGAGAGTAACTTTACCCGGTGGTTGTTCATACAGTTTCTTGAAGTCATCATTTTTCTTCAGCCATTTTAATTCTTTCTCCATCTGACTCGGAGAACGTAGCTTGGAAGTAAAGAGTTCATCAATCTCCGTATTCTTGGACAACCACTCCACTGCCTTTTTCTCATCAACCCATTTCCTGTTTGATCTACCCTCGACAAGTTTTAATCCAGGGAACTGAGTGCCTTTCATCATCTCAGTTTGGGCATAAAACAATATGCTTTTATAGGCTTTTTCTACCAAAGGAAACATGTCGATAAGCTTGGCTAGTTCTTCAGGTGCGGGGCAGGATGCCAACACTTTGTTCGCCTCAAATATTTTGACTGCCCATTCCTGTGCATACTCAAGGCGTGTTCTGCAGTGGTTTTGTGCTTCACACCATCTACATTGCTCAATACCCGGGTTGAATAATTCTGTCTCACATGCCGCTCGATTAATGGCTATGGCAAGTGTGCCATGCACCCATTCATAGAGCTCGTCGACAGTTATCTCCCAGATGGTGAAGTTTTCTATTGCGGGTTGGACGACGTGAAGTGTAACCGTCTGCAGAGTGGTTGGCCACCCTATGGCACCAGCTGCATATGCTAAGAGCTGAGGATTTTCTTTGGCATATACGGGGACACCAGATCCAAACTTCCAATCAATAACATCAATGTGCCGTTTCATGGGATCTATGATCTGATAATCTGATGTGCCCCATACGTCCGGAATTCCCCAGGAACCAAGGTTAATTTGTGTTTCAGCTTTTACCATGTAATTTGTGTGGCCTTTGCTCTTCAGAAGAACATCAAGATAGTCCACACATTCACGTATTAAAAACTGATCATCTTTGTCAAGCTGATAATACTCTTCAGCACCCTGATCATTATAGAATCGCTCAAAGACATGATGCAGATGGGTACCATGCGCAGCATAACTACTTTGTTTGCCCGTGGATATGACTTTTGATATTTCTAATGATTCAATCAAAGCCACACTCCCAGGGCATTCAATAATCCGCTTTAACCTAGAAGGACTATAATTAGAATGATCCATTGTCTCACCTCCTTTCTATGAATTTGACTCCTACTATTAAAAGGCATAGCTTAATAGCCAGGCCCAAAATGCTAATACTATAAGAATTGCTGTAAGTTTAGACATAATTATCTCCATATTAAAAACCAAAGTGTGATTGAAAAGATTGTCATACCAAGGAAAGAACCTGCTCTTGCTTGGAAAGCTTCTCTGCTATTATCTATTAGATATTCATCCAGTTGTTTCTGTCTGTAATCATGAATAGCTTCAAGAATAGCTTCCTCAATATATTCATGAGTGTCACCTAATAAACAAATGTCACCATAGGAACCATCACGAGTGCAGTCATAATATTCTACTGCTTCAGACGCTCCTGGGTATGTACTGGTTGATCTTTCATAAGGTTGGTAATCAAACTGTACAAAGAGATCAAACTCTTCATAACCATTGTTAAATTCAACCCTAGCTTCATGACCATTTAGTTCTACTGTATACATTTTGGACTCCTTTCTTTGGGTTAAATACGCAATGTGTCACGACCAGGCTTGCCCTTGACCATGATGTCGTGACACACGACTTATTTAATCCATAGAATCCTCCTTTGTTTGAGTTTCTGCCTCCTCGCCGGCGAATATGAAGCATGCCCAGGTGAATTTTTCGCAGCTGCATTTTTTACAGCTACCGTGACCTGGGGCATGGCCTCCAAGAAGATCTCTGTGTCTGGCTTTTTCGTGACCACATTGACAGAGCTCACCAACAACTGTTTCAAAAGTGTGTGCCATTATCCCTCCAGGATTTTCTTATGAACCCAATCAGCAAAGCACCGGGTGTTAGCGAAGGTATAGTAACCACTGTCCATCGCGAGTGCAGTCATCTCTTCCACCATTGATCGTAAAGGAGTGTCGGATTCCTGCATCTTTTTGGAAAAGCCAATGTGAACATTTTTCACAGTACCGAGGGTACGGCCTGTTATTTTCTCACAAGCTTTGATTAGGTCAAGGACTTTAACCATGGTTTCGGTTTCAAGTGCTTCAATCTCCTGGATTTTAGTGGGTTTGGTTACAATTCCCAATTGATCCTCCAATTCCTTGATTCTTTTTGCCATCTGTGCTTTAGTCATTTTGCAGTTTATCCTTTCAAGATTTTGATAAGCACAACTTCATTGTGCTTCAGGTAGTTGTAAACCACATTTGATACCTTTGCTGCCATTTCTTCTTGCGTGATATGGCCATTCATATACTGAGTATCAATGTGCATTATTGCCTCTTCGGAGGTTTTGTCAATCTCCAAACCGTACTCACAATTAAGTAGCCTTGTCATGCTCAAAATCCTCCGGGTTGATACCACCAACATGCAGGACCATTGTGATATCATGTGCAGGTCTCCCAGACTGTCGGGAAATCTTCTGTGGAAAGTAAACAATCCAGTCTTTGCCATCAAATCGTGTCTCATACTTATCACCACCCATATTCTTGGCAGGATTAAGTAGAGTGAAATCAAATGTATTTCTCACGGGATCCTCCTATCATCTTTTCTAAAGACTCTTTCCAGTCTTCTCCAATTGATTGAAATGAAGTCAATCATTTTTTGATCTACAATAATATCAAAAATTTCTGCAGTGACTTCACGCTCTCGCCGCCTGATAGCTTTCCTTTCAGCTATCAAATCTACAATGATTTTTTCTGGTGTCATAAACTTTTCCTTTCATGTTGTAGGTTGACGTTTTGCTACGGTTAATCCACAGTATGACAGGAACAAAGCTCCTGTCATACGATTGATTAACAGTTGTTCATGTAGTCAAGGACAAATTGGGGGTTAAGCTGATCAGCGTACTTAACCCAAAAGAATGCCTTTTTGTAGTTTTTGGTTTCCAGAGTTACATTACCTTCTCTGCCAAACCTGACCACCCATCGAGTGTCCCACCAAAACATTGTCACTTTCACAGTTTATCTCCTTTCTTGTGGGATTAGTTAGTGACCAAAACGAAATCAGCTTTACGATTAAATCTGATTTCAATCTTATCACCTGTTTTGAAATCACGTTTGCTGCAATATTTGCCGCCACCCATGATATTCTCATATACAAAGTCCTTGCCATTATCCCAATCATTCTTTGCTGAGGTACTATCCTTGTAATCACGGCCATAAGCAGGACTGACTACATGATAATATGTAGGATCCTCATCCCAATGATCATCACAATCACAGTCAATAAAGTAATTACACATGATTTTCTATCCTTTCTTTACATTGTTCACATCTCAATGATAAATCTTTGTAAGATTGAGAAGCTCTAACAAACTTATTGTAATGTTGTGGATAAATAGATTTGAAATCAGGAAGTTCAAACAATGGGCTTTTATGATTCATACCTCGTTTAACCATTTCAACAGCTAAAGCATCATGTCTTTCCCTGAATCCCTGAAATTGAATTTGAACAATAGGAGAAAATCTACCATCAACACTATATCTTTTCTTAAAGGTAGGTATAAACTTATGAATTTCTCCATGTTCACCAAGAAGATGTTTATCACATAAAAGTTTTGGATTAATCATCCACATTCTCATTTGGCCCTCCTTTCAAGGATTCTAAATAAGGTTTGCCATAATAAAGCTTAGGTTTAACAGAAAATCTGCCACATTCAGAAAGAAATGGATTGGTGATTGTCACACCATTATAATTGAATGGTCTTCCAATCATTGAGGAATCATAGACAGGTTGGTTTTTAGGAAGGTCTTCATCAATTAGGTCAACACAATATTTATCATAATTGTATTCACCTTCATCACCCATGAATTGTTCAATGCAATCATACTTACAAACGGCTTCATCAGATATCATTAAGATCTTACCTGATTTCAACCAAATAATGTCAATCATTACGTGGCCGCCAGAGTTCCAAGTTTCAACCTCTTTGATAAATTCGGTTTTATCTGAGAGGTCATAATAGAATTTGTCTAATGGCATAAAGTTTACCTCCTTACCATTTATCAGGTGTAGGATATTCTTGGAGATATTCATTGATCAGCTGTTCATCACCAAGGATACCTAAATGAGTTTCGGTACCGTCAGGGCAGATACCATAATAACATTCTTCTGCTAGGTCCATTTGAATTGTACCTATGTGAATGTTATACTTTAACAATGGAAAATCTTTGTATGCTGTTTTATTCTTCGGTAGAGCCATTATTCACCTCCACGCATGCAGGGCATACATTGATTTCACGTACAATTTCTTCACCGTGTTTGTCCTCGGCTATTCTGGTTTCCACAACTTCTTTAAACTGTGGAACTCCAGGAGCAATTTGTCTTTTACATTTTTCACAGATATACATTTTTACATTCCTCCTAGCTGGAAAATAACAAAGTAGAGAACGGCAATTAACAGTATGGCTCCAACAATTTGCCAGAACCTGCTCTCACCAACTGTCTTATCAATATCAAACCATCTCATTAATGTTTTCTCCTGTTCTGACGTCTTGATTTCTTGGCCATTTTGTCTTTGAGTTTCCTTTTGATACGGAGTTTCCTCATTTCCTTGGCATCTAGTCTCCACAGCTTCATTGAATTCACCACCTTTCATTTTGTATTTAGACATTTTGTGTTCTCCAGAGTGTTTCAAACTTTTTCATTCTATTTTAATTATATCAAAATACACACCAAAAGTAAACGTTTTTCACAAGAAAAACTACAAATAAGTCCCTAAAAAGCATCTATAAGTTGGGGAGGCATAACGTACCGTACATATTGAGTTTGTGTTATAATTCCGTCCTCAATGTATGCATTTTTGCAAGTCTTTAAAGGAATTTTCTTGTCGACTGTATCAGTATATTTACCACACAGTCTTTTAAGAGTGTGTCTTAGTTCGGCAGGTTTAATAAAGATTTCTGGGTATCTTTGTTTGATCGCTCCAGTAATATCTGATATTTTCAAAAGGTCATTGTTTGTCTGCATATTTCCATTGTCATAATTAATTGGTTCATCATGGATTGTCATATCAAAGTCAAAGCATTCCCGCATTACTATTTCGAGGTTTGTCTGTGATCTAAATTTCTCATTAGCCAAGTATTGTTTCTGAAGCACTCGGCCAGATAGTTTCCAAGGGTATATGCCGTTCATCATTGCTTTTCTTCCCTCAGAAATATATTGTCTATAAAAGTGATGCCAATTGATTGATTTCATCGCGTCCGTGTCGATCCATCTGACTTGGACTAATGCTAACCGCCGATTACTATCTTGTTCAAATGGGAGAGACTTCTTATTAGTGGTACCCACTAGCACTGCATTCTTAGGTTCTTTCTTCATGGTTTTCTCATAGATAGGTACATAATCTATGGTATCAGAAGTTACTAATGATTTGAACAATGAGTCATTTTTCTTATTGTAGAATATCTCAAACTCATCAACTACTACCAGGGCAGACGATACTAAAGCAGCACTGAAGTCTCGTATACTCTTAGCACCTCCCAATGTCTCTGTTGAACTTGTGACAAAATGACTTCTAAATTTTGCCGGAAACAACATCGACCAGAATGTAGTCTTTCGACATGCTTCAGGTCCCGTCAATATCAACATAAAGCTTCTTTGGGAAAAGGTTCTATCAGGATTGTATATTGGCATTGTCATTTCAAAGAAGAGTGTATTGAAGAATGTATTTACCATTTCTGGATCTTGGGTATCTGCTAAAGTAATACAAGACATTAGATAGTCAAGATTAGATTTGGATATGTCAGTATTCTTTTCGATCATATCTTCAGGAAGTTCATCAGGTGGGGTTTCCAACCACATTTTAAAGAGGTTTGTTTTAATCACACGTTTTGATATGTAACTATCCAATAATTGTATGATAGGGCCTTTAGCCACATTAAGATAACCATTTTGACCGGTTAAATCCCATATACTTGCTTCTAAGGCAGATCTAGAGAATGGTCCTGCCATTCCAAAATACATATTAACTTCCTGGAATGGTAAAAAGTATTTACTGAGAATTTCCTTACTTGTCTTAATATAAAAGTAATCACCAAATACATCCCGGTATATTTCTATATTATGATAATCCATGAAATACTCAAAGTTGACAGTACTATTTATCATTGGTTTACCAGTCGGACCGTTTTTATCATATACTTCCTGGGGCCACTCAAACTTTAAGAGTTTTGCGAACTTGAAGAGAGTGTGATATGTCACCCCGTTACCTGCATCAAATGAAGACCAATGACCTATGACATCATCATCATTTTCATAGGCTTCCTCATCTTTCTGTGACCACTCAACAACAGCAGATGTCATCTTATTCATTTGACCAGTTATCGTTGCATAATGGTGACACGCAGCCATAATCTTTATCCAATAGTCATAATGGTTATAGTCCTGCTTTGTCACCGTCTTATATGCTTTCTTCACACGTTCGCTTTGGTCTAACTTACAAAGCTTTAAGGATTCCAATACCAAAGGAAGATCAGGATACTTAAATTCAGTAGGTATATCAATCACATCAGCTTTCTGAGATACATCATACCACATTTTCAGATTATACTTCGCAATCGGTTTTATACTTTCACCACTGATCTGATCCCCGGTTACTGTCACATATCCCGAGTTAATAAACAACTCACCACCTATGCACAGTTCTTTCGATAAGTTGGTACGTCCTGGCAAACCATCTTTATCATCACATGTCATTAAGATTCTCAAGCCACAACCTGAAGGTGAGTATTCCATGTATGAATCTTGATCGATAATAAATTCCCTGAACTCTTCAGACAGATTCATTATATCAAACTTTCTGTCACCTCTTTTGGCATCCTTATCATCGATGTCAAAAGCAATCAAGTTTGTATGCTCATTGATCTTAATTCCTGGGTAACCATCCGCAATCGCTTCATAGAATGTAACACCAGGCTTCTTGCTAGATACCGAGTGTCCTTGCTGGGAACACGGAGGCTTGGAATAAGTACCATCATCATTCTTCTTATAGTAATATGCCAACCAAATCGGTTGCTTAAGAATCTCTTCAGGTAGATTCTTACGTATCTTATCGACAAGCCGTTGTTTGTCTGGTATTGCATTCGACATCATTTCTTATCTCCTGATCCATGAGTTGCATGCGGTCATACTTCTTAATACCCATCATTCCATAGCCATGGAAATACATTCGAACAGTGTTATAACTATAACCCATTATCCTCACTGTCTCACCAATGGTGTAATGACATTTGTACAATTCACACATGAATCGTTTCTCTTTTTCTGATAAGTGAATCTCTGCAGGCATTAGTCTCTCCTTTCTGTATTTTATTTTTACAAGTATAATATCGCATTCAACACAAAAAGTAAATGCGCAATGCTAGAAAAAGCACAAATATATTTGGATTAGAATCAGATAAGGAAGGATGATTGTTTAAGCTGGAAACCCATAACCGGCTGGCAGGTTAGTTGGAAACATAATAACGATCATCAGAATAACAATATATTTTAGTCAAATAGTTTACCCCCTATTGCTGGAAGGAGTGGATAAGTTGAATGGTATTTATTTGTCGAGAGGGATTCATTTTCCAGGTGAGTACCAAAAAGAAAAGCCGCACTCACTAGGTGAGTGCGGCTTGTTTGCTGAGGATTATTTATTCAGTGGATTCCTCTTGATTTTCTGAATCAGATTCAGTTTTCTTGGATTCAACCAACATTTTGCGTCCATTTGGATCAGTGAATATGGCATATCCATCAGAACGTAAATAAGTTAATTGGGATGATACATTTTTTGTGGATATCCCTAAAAGTTTGGACATCTCCAAAATACTGATTGTCTCGTGTTTTCTAAGTAGATCTAAAACTTGTGATTTCCTACCATCTTTTGAGGTGGCTTCAAGTTTTGATTGAAGTTCAGCAATCAAGGAGTGATCCGCTTCACGAGCTTCTTTCAGTTCCTGAATCTCATTCATTTGATTAATGGCCAATTCAGTCAATTCAGTCTTATTCATGTCTTTAATTTCTTTCATTTTGTTTTTCCTTTTCATTTTGTGAGTTTGATTCATTTTGTTAGTTGGAAAATTAAAATATGAACTGGACACTAGACAATGAATGTCATTTATTTTATCACCTCCCTTCATTTTATGAATTTGACTCATTGGAAATCCTTTTTATTTTTATAATATGCAATAATTGTGCCAACTTTCACATTCATTAAATAAATATCATTCATTGGACCTAAGTACTTGATTTTATTATAAATATTTTTTTATTTATTTTTCCACCTTATTTTAATTATAAAATGAATATGGCTCATAGTACATTATTTTGAACTTTATTTTATGAATGAGATTTTTCTAATAAAATCAATAGTTTATAAGTTCATTATTTTGAACCCTCAGTGAATGAATTTGAACAATATAATGAATGGGATTCACTATAATATGTCTACAAAAGTATACACTTTAAATATCCAATGTATACAATAATATACATGTATCAAAAAGTATACATGCCATTGACATATGTATCTTTTTATCCACATGTATCAAAAAGTATACAGTTGATTTAATCAGTGTATACAATAAGATACAGACTGGTGAATGACATTCATCCACTGAACTGGACTAATTAAGTGAAAGTAAAAGTGAGGTGCGATTCAAAACTATTTTATATGGTGTATTTTTATTTTTAATTTACTTTATTTATTGATTTATCACTATTCACTTAAAAAGACTATAAAGTATTGAAATTACTATAAAAAATGAAAAGTGATCAGAAAGTGGGGAAGTGCCAGATTCTGAGCACTACTTTGGAAATGGATCTGATTCCCGTAATGAACAGGACTCATCAACTAGAATTGGCACTCGAAATTTGAATCAGATTCATGAGATGGATCCCATCCAGTAACTGGATCACTTTATCATTGCTGGGTCTGGTTCATTTAATTAGTACTCACTGATTAGCTGAGCCGGATTCATTAAACCAAGATGAATGCCATTCATTCTTTTGGGATGGCTCTAAACACTGGGCTGGACGTATTTTCTGGGCGGCATTCTTTTTATGAGTGGTGTGTATTTACTGGATCACACTCACTTACTGAGTGGGACTTGGCAGTGAACCCGACTCAGTTAATGAACTGGACTCAGATAATGAATTGGATTCAGTGAATGAATGGGACTCAGTTAATGAATGGGACTCGGCGGGGGGTTATTTATGAAAAGTCTGTTGCTACGACGGTATGCTCAATCGGAAGTATCCCTAAAATTTCGGGCCCCGGATGAAGTATCACCTTCCAGCCTCATCAGCCACGACCCCAACTTATTTTCTGCCCAGCACATTTTATTGTTTACAAAGATGCAAAACTATGATATAATAATACTATGCGAACCTTAAAGGTAGGGAACGATTATGCAAGACACTAACTGGGAACTGTTGAAATTTAAATACGAGGTCCTTGGGAATGATTTAGACCAAATAGCCGAGGAACACCAAGTTTCGCCGGCTGTACTCAAGTACAACGCTAAAGATTGGAAACAGATTCCTTTGGCACGGAAGGAACCCCTGAATCTTGAAGAGCTTAAATCGCTTGAAGATGTTTTATCGAAATTGGGAGAAGAGACTGCCGCCCATACTAAAGCGTTTGCTATCCTCAAGCAGAAGTTTCTCGGGCCTAAATACGTGGAGCTCGAGACTGTTCTCCTCCATAAAGCTATTGAGATGGCTAACGGACTTTCTGCACAAGATCCACGGGGTGCGGCGACCTTGAAGAACTTGGCTAGTATACTCACTGAGTTGCTGGCTAAGAATCCGTTGTTAACTGTTGGTACTACGGAAGAGATCACTGATCCTAATAATCGTGAGTGGAAGATCACGGTGGTCGACTCCCGGAAAGATGGGGAAGAGGATGCCGACACGTAAAGTTAAGGGAGGCTATCGGTATGGAAAGAAAGGTAAAGTCTACCCTACAAAGAAACAGGCTGACCGTCAAGGACGTGCGATAAAGATTTCGCAGATGCGCGAGAAGATGAAGAAGAAGAGTGGCGGAATTGGTGGTTCAGGGAGAATGGGTTGAGAAAAACAATCATGAGCATAGCATCAGCCTTACTTTTAATTGGTAGCTTCATGGCTGCTGCTTTCTTTATGGAAGACCGATATGCGAAAGCTGATGCTCTCGCTGATAATAGCCAACGATTAAATGTGCATATCGCCCAGGATAGAATTAATTTTTTGCAACAACAGATGTGGGCGATGGAAGACAGAGTAGGAAATGATATTTCCCGCATGAATCATGACCAGCGCCAGCGCTATAGGGAAATGAAAGCAGAGAAACGGCGACTGGAAGAGTATCTTAGAACCCTTGGTAAAGGAGGTAAACTGTGAAAAAGTTAGTTCCTGTTCTTTTGGTAATGGTTGCCCTGTTAATAGGATGTTGGAATGATGTTGAGAGTTATATGCTTGGCCGGAGTTTGTATTATACTTTTGAGGCTAACCTCAAACCGGAGACCATGAAGAAACTTGAGGATCGATACAATGTAACGCTTGCACAAATTGCTAATGTGGCAACTGTATCTTCGGATCAAGTTGTTTCGTTATTCAACGACATGGCCATGATCATTGCTACAGATTATAAAAATCCTTATGGTCTGATGGGTGATCTGAATGAGCTATTCCGAGCAGCTGGTGCTGAATATGCTGAAAACGGCGCCATGATTTCTCTCAATCGACCTATTACTGCTGAAACTCTTCGCGCCTTCTCCCGTGGATGGGTAAATAGCAAATCGGATAAGCCTTATGCGTGATGTAGCCCTCAAAATAGCTTTCTCATATATCGGGCGTCCGTACATTTGGGGCGGTGATGATCCTTCAGGTTTTGACTGCAGTGGATTCATTATTGAAATCCTGAAGTCGATCGGGAGGCTGCCCAGGAAAGGGGACTGGACAGCCTCCCAACTCTCCCAAAAGTGGCAAAGAACAGGAACTCCACATCGTGGTGATTTAGTGTTCTGGGAGAATGAATACCACCATGTGATTCATGTTGAAATGTGCATTGGCGATGGTTTAGCAATCGGTGCTTCAGGTGGTGGTAGTAAGACACTAACTGTTGCAGATGCAGCTAAACACAATGCTTTTATTAAAGTCAGACCAATTATGTCAAGAAGAGGAATTTGGGGATATACAAATCCATTCCTCCAGGAGGTATCATAATGTGTTTTTGGCTTGTAGAATTTTGGTTTGACCCTTATTTATTAGTGATACCAATATGTATGAATTAATAACACCTCCAAACTATTATGATTATGATAAAGTTGAAAGAGATACTTGGGGTTGTGGCCCCGGTGGTCTTGGTGATTATCTTGTTCCTGATACGGTCTATGGTTTGTCAGTAAAACCTGCTTGCCAAAGACATGATTGCCACTATCGTTTTGACAAAGATAAAAATGAAGTTACTCGTAAAGTTGCTGACGATGAGTTTCTTAAAAATATGCAGATTATTGTTGATGCAACTACTAATACTTGGCTTTTACGTCGTTTGAGATTTACTCGCTGTAGAACAATGTATTGGGCTGTTAGACGATTCGGAAAAGGCGCATATTATGGCTAGAGCTTTAGAGCTTAAAATACCATCAAAACTAATGCCTTTTATTACCAAAAAGAAAAGGTATAAAGTTGCTTTTGGAGGTCGTGGAGGAGCAAAATCCATGACTTTTGCAGGTATGCTTGCTCACAAAGTTCAAGTTGAAGGTGCTTTAGTTGGATGTCTACGGGAATTTCAAAATTCTCTTGATGACAGCGTGTTTGCCCTTCTCAAGTCAGAGATACGTCGTTTGAAAATCCCTGGTTATAAAAACTACAATAATAAGATTGAACACAATGAAGGAGGTGGTTTCAGATTCAGAGGACTAGCTCGCTCAATTGATGCAATCAAATCCATGTTTGGTTTTAAATATTTCTGGCTTGAAGAAGGGCAATTTATTTCTGAGGATAGTCTGAAGATTTTGACTCCCACATTGCGTGAAGTTGACTCAGAATTATGGATTTCAGGCAATCCTATGAGCGCAGCGGACCCCTTTTCACAAAGATTCATCAATCCTTATCAACGAGAACTAGATCGTGATGGTTTCTATGAAGATGACCTTCACTATATCGTTAAAATAAACTATTCGGATAACCCTTGGTTCCCTAAGGAGTTAGAAGATGAAAGAATGCACGACTATCAAATGCTCCCCAGGGCTTTATATGATCATATCTGGGAAGGTGCGTTTAATGATTCCGTTGAGAACGCTCTCATTATGGCTGAGTGGTTTGATGCTTGTGTTGACGCTCACATAAAACTTGGTTTTGATCCACGTGGAGCAGTTGTTGCAGCTCATGACCCTGCAGATAGAGGAGACGATGCTAAAGGCTTTGCCCTTAGACATGGTTCTGTTGTTACAATGGTTGAAGAAAAGGATACTGGTGACATAAATGAAGGATGTGATTGGGCAACTGGTCTGGCTATCCAAAATAGCGCTGATGTTTTTCTTTGGGATTGTGACGGTCTTGGTATTGGCCTTAACCGTCAAGTTAACAACTCCTTTGAAGGCAAGAAAACCATAATTGCACAATATAAAGGATCAGAAAAAGTTGATGATCCTGATGCCCCTTATAATCCTGCAGATAAAGTTCAGATCCAAAACCAAAAAACAAATAAAGAAGCCATCAAAAACTGTCGAGCTCAGTACTACTTTAAGCTTCGTAATCGCATCTATCGGACATATATTGCAGTAACTCAACATATTTATACTGATCCTGATACAATGATATCTTTTTCTTCAGATATCACTGAATTAACTAAATTAAGGGCAGAACTTTGCAGATTGCCTATTAAACCTAATCCAAATGGTATTTTTGAACTTTATACTAAAGAAGAAATGCTAAAGAAATTCAAGATTCCATCTCCTAATTTGGCGGATTCTGTCAAAATGTTATTTAAGAAAGTTCATTCTCCAGTATTTGGAACTCAAGTACGTCCGCCACCTATTAGACCTGTTGGTGAAGGTTCAAGACCAACCAGTAGATTGAGGAGAGTAGCATAATGCCAAGTTCGATCTTTGATCCTAATTATAACCCTTTTACGATAGATCCTGGTGGTGATGTCACATCGGGACTATCTAAACTTCAAGCCAGCCTTAAACGGAAAAAAGAGAAACTGGAAGAAGAGGAAAAGAAACGTAAGGAGCTTGAAAAAAGAATCCCAGGAGGATTTGACAATGCCTAGTACACTGATGATGTATGAACGAGAGGTTCTTCCCAAAAAAGATTCTAGAGTAAAAGCTTACGATAAAAAAATTGGTAAATCTCGCAAGAAAAAAAGAAAAGATATTGAAAAAGAACGAGAAGTTATTCCCAAAAAAGATCCTAGAGTAAAAGCTTACGATAAAAAAGTTGGTTCTAGGGTTGAAAAAGCTAGAGATATGCTTAGAAAAATGGGTGAATCTGGTCCTGAGATTCGTCGTCAGCAACAAATGAAAAGAAACAAAGGCCTTATTTTGGCTGATGAAGAAGAAATTACAACTGAGCCTGGTGCAGTTGATGATGATGCAAAAGAAAGAATTAAGCGTCGGAAAAAACAACTTGAAGAAGCTGCAGGCTAGGAGGCAGTATGCCTTTAGAACTTAATGACTTAAAACAACTGCACGATAAAGCATATCTTTCTGCACAGTTAACTCGTGAAAAAGGTGCAGATGATCTTGTGTTTTATTGGATAACTCAATGGGATGATTCTGTCCTCCAGGATTCTCAATTATCTTATAAAGGTGAATTTAACATCTTAAGGAAGGCTGGAAGGCAGATTTTAGCTGATTTGAGTATGAATCCTGTTCAAGTTGACTTTATACCCAAAGATGGTACACGAGATGATGCTGCAGACCTTTTAGATGGCCTTTATCGCTCAGATTGTAATAAAAATGACTCTATTGAAGCTTTTACAAATGCTCAAATAGAGTGTGTCGTTTGTGGTGTAGGTGCCTGGGAGCTAGAAACAGAATATGCTACAAAACGACTTGATGAAAAGAATCAAAATATTGTCAGAAAGCCTATTGTTGAAGCTAATAACAATGTTTTATGGGATCCAAATGCAAAACTTCTCGATAAGTCTGATGCTGACTATGTATCTATTTTGGAGGCCTTTTCTGAGAATGGATACAAAGATTTAGTTTATAAATTAACTGGAGAAGAGATTGACCGCGTAGACGGTGAATCTTTTAAACACCCTGAGCATTCATATGCTTTTCCATGGATCTTAGGAACCTCAAAACGAATCTATGTTGTAAAGTTCTACCATAAAGAAGAAATTGAGGAAACTATATACACATTGTCTGATCCCTTTGAAAGTACATTAGATGTCAGAGAAGAAGAACTGATGGAAATTGAAGATGATCTTATGGGTGCGGGCTATAATATAATAGATACGCACATACGTACGCGATGTCAGATAACAAGGTATATAGCTTCTGGAAGTGAAATATTAGATGCAACAATTATTGCTGGAGAAAACATTCCAGTTATACCCGTTTTCGGTGAGCATGCTTTCGTTGAGGGGGAGGAGCACTGGGAGGGAGTCACGCGGCTGACTAAGGATCCACAGCGCTTACGTAACTTTGCGGGGAGTTACTTAGGGGACATTCTCTCCCGGTCTCCTCGACGAAAACCAATCTTCTGGCCTGAACAAATTGCAGGTTTCGAAGATATGTACTCAGAAGCAGGTTCTGAAAACAACTATCCATATCTTTTGGCCAATAGGAAATCTGGTGATGGCACTGAGATTCCTCCTGGACCAATTGCTGAGATGCCTGAGCAACCGATGCCTACTGCTCTCCCAGCAGTTCTTCAATTGTCAAAAGAAGCTGTTGAGGATGTTGCGAATCCTGGAGTTCCCCAAGATATTGCGGATCCAGACATTTCCGGTCGAGCGGTATATGCTCTTCAATCTAGACTGGATATGCAATCGATAGTATATCAAGATCATACTAAGCATGCTATGCGTCGGGATGCTCAGGTTTTTGCTTCTATGGCAAAAGAAGTTTATGATGTACCAAGGAAAGTAAGAGTTGAAGCTCCTGATGGTACTAAGTCTGAAAAACAAATTATGGATCAAATTGTTGATAGAGCAACTGGTGACATAGTTGTAATCAATGATTTAAATAACTCTGAATTTGAGGTTTACTCAAAAATCGGTCCTAGTTATATGAGTCAAAAAGAACAGACTATCGATCGATTAAATTTTATGATTCAGGGTATGCCTGTTGAAGATCCAATGAGAAAAGCTCTTCAATTAAAAACATTAACTCTTATGGATGGTGTTGATTTTGATGACATAAGAGATTTTGCAAATAAACAACTTCTTCTACAGGGTATTAAGAAACCTACAACTCCTGAAGAAGAACAGATACTCAAGCAAGCTGCTCAAAACAAAGAGCCGAACCCAGCATTGCTTCTTGCGCAAGCAGAAAATAAAAAAGGCGATGCAGCTCTTCTCACTGAAAAACGAAAAGGTATTGAAATGCAGCTTAAAGCTGCTAATGATAGAGCTAAAACACAAATTGATCAATTTGAGGCACAAACTGGCCGTATGGAAGCACAGATTAAAGCTAAACAAGCTGGTGCAAGCCTTGAATTGGACAAAATCAATAAACTTAGCAAACAGCTTGATAATACAGAAAAACTAATAGATATCAAGAGTTTGTTAAAAAATGGTAAAAAAGCCTCAGTTGGTGGGGCTCAACAGAGATGACCTGGTTAAACATAGTTACGCATGACTTGCATGCGGTCTTTCACACAGGAAAGG